AGAAGAAGTAGCCTTCCGTAGCAGAGCCGGCAATATCAAACTTGTTCTTCCAGTGTTCAAGCTCTTGAAGCTCAGCAATCTTTGATGGATTGTTTAGGGCCAATTTGAAATTAATAAGATCATCTCCACGGAAACCAAGAGTGTAAAGATGAATGATGCCAACTTTTTCGAGTTCATGTATAACTGTCCTTTGTAATCTTTGTACTGTGCGCGCAAAACGAATATCTTTTTGGGCTAATGTGGTCTTGTCTTCTGTGGCGCCTTCGCCCATGGACAAGTATGATTGAGGAATTTTTAGCGCCGAAAAGAGCTTGTCGCGTAAATATTTAATGTCATCAATTTCTGTGGTGTTTGTTCCGCCGGCCAAGTTGACAATATCTGTAGCCGATCCTTGGCGAACAGGGATATAGTAATCCTCTTCAATAGACAAGGGATTGTATCTCAAATCAACACGACCAGAATCTTTGTTGACAATCGAGTGGCGCTTAAGTTGAGTCACGATCTTTTGCATATATTGCTCAACATCTTGTGGAGGGATTGCGCCGACGTCAATCTTAAACACTCGACGTTCCGATGAGCGCACAACCCTGTAAGCCATCATAGCGTCCTCTGCTAAGGTTAGTTGTCTCCAAATGCGGCGCGCTGGCTCTAAAACAGATGTGCCGTATGGCGAATACTTGTCATTTCCAAGTATACGGAAATGGGCAACTTGCCAGTTTTCGAACGTCATTCCTGCAGAGTTCCACTGATATTGGATATAATTTGGATTTGTCGAATCTAACCCCTCAAGACGTTCGACTTCTTGTAGCGGGAGGGCTATGGTGGATTGAATACCTAGTTTTTCATCAATATCGAGATATAACATAAAATCGCCATACTTGCATAAAGTGCGGCACCAACCAAACAAGTTGTACTCAAGGTTCAACACGTTGTGATACAGCGTTTCGAGGACTGCCTTGATCTCTTCATTCGAACATTTAATGTTCAACATGGGACGCAATGCTGAAAACGTTGTCATCTCGTCAGCATAGATATCAAGAGATGATGCAATCTCTGGCATATACTCCATCTGATCAAAGTCAACATACCTTTCGCCTCTTTGCTGGTTGCCGATTGCATTTGCTGCAATTGTGTCTAAGGGGTTGTATGTTTGCTTTTTGAATTGCTGTCCAGATGCAGACTTAAAACGCGCAGAGAACTTGTCTAGATGTTGGCGCCTGATTCGGCGCCCTGATTGAGAGCGATAGTTTACAATCGGCCCAGAAAAAAGTCTCGTTAAAGACTTAAACAATGTTGATTGATTGTTTGCTGGGTTTTTTCCTTGTCTTGGGTTTTTAGGTGCCATTTATTTTCTCACTTTATAATCCATTTATATTGATCGTATAGACTTTCTGCATCTGACATCTTGTCTAATACGCTATCTTGTTTATATCCGGTTTGTCCTTGAACTGTTGTGTCGAATGATGTACGAGTTGTTATTATAGCATCAACAAAAGCTTTCTTGTAGTTTAAATCTCTTTGATTTGTTTGCAAAGCAGTGTCCCTAACCCAGCAAGCAATCGCAAGTGCCATAACTAAATCATCGTTGTATCCTTTTAGTGCTTGTGGTTTTCCGTTTGTCCAAATAAATGTTCTCAACTCATTTGCCAATCGGGATGAATATGTAGTAATTAGTTTGTTTCTTATAAACTCTTCCAATTTAGCAACAACCAAAGGTCGAGTCTTGGATGATGTTGTAAAACCAGCGACCGCAGACGTTCTGTGTTCTGCCATGTGCTGCTCGATGTATTCGTGTGTGGACTTAACTGAATAATAAATGTTGGGATAGCCGTAGTCCACCAATTTATCCAATACAGTATAGCCAATACTGTTATTTTCAATGACAACCATAGCGTTACCAAACTCGCGGCCAATTTGGTTTAGCATATTGGCAAAAAGATCAGGTGTGGGCTTGCCTTGATACTCCCCGACTACCTGTAAAGTCTCTAATTTTATAATATGGAATGTAGAATAATCTGCGCCATCACCTCTCGCAACGTCTGCAACTAAAAGATAAGAATGTGATGGGTCAAATTCTTCCCAAATCCAAAAATTTCTGTCAAAAGCTGTTCTGTATTTTGGTTCTGCGATGTTTGAAGATATCCATTCTAATGCATCAGGATCGATCACAGTTTCGCCAGAAGTATTGAAGTTGCACTCCAATTCTTGGGCAATCTGACGGCGGGACATGTTCTTGGTTTCTTTCTTGAACCACTCTTCGTCGCGTTCAGGGTGGACGTCCCACATCAATGTTGTTAATTTGAAGTTGTTCTCTTTAGTTTCGGCGCCCACACACGTTTTATGAAACCAATTACCGACACCATTTGGTGTAGAGATAGCGATACAGCGACCACCGGTTGACAGTGTGGGATACAAGCCGGTCCACAAGTCTTCAAGCCCATCAATGTGAGCGGCCTCATCGAGAACCAACAGTGACAGTGCTTCTGAACGTCCAGCGTCACCAGATGTGGATGCAGCCTTAATTGTGGAACCGTTAGACAACTCAAAAGATGTTCTATTATCAGTAGATATAGAAGCAATCCGGATCCAGTCTGGAAGGTTTTTCATGATGCTCTTAACTTTTCTAACAAGGTTTCCAGCAGTCTCAAACTTGGTTGCCATAACAAGAATCGATTTGTCACGATGGAACAACATCATCCACACAATATAGCCAGCGGTCAAAGTAGAGATGCCAAGCTGACGTCCCTTGTTGATCACATTAAATCGATAGTCGTTGAAGTCGTCTAATAAATCATCTTGATAATCAAAGGTGTTGAAAAGAATCAACCCGTGCATCGGGTGAGATATACGGGCATACGTTTTAAGAAAGTACGACGGATCTTTTCCGCACTTAACTACTTCTTTTAATATCTCTTTCTTTGTTAATTTGAAACTCATTCATTTTTAATTGCGCCTATAATACGGGCGCGCTCTTCGTCTGCTAATGGTAATTCCGGCTCATGATTGAAGGTATACCGATGAATATCGATGCCATCTTTCTCTGCAATATCTAATAAATCTTTGTCTGATAAAATATGCAGATCATCGTCAGTAATTAAGCTATCATCTCCACCGGTGGAGTCATGGTAAATTGAAGCTTGTTCAGCAATTTCATACTCACTCAGAATTTCAAGGATAGCTTCTCTGATCGCTTTACGGCGTGGATCTCCGAATGGGAGTATAACTGCACGGTCAGGATCGGGACCTTGTTCGTCTGGTGCTGCTGGCATGTACTCTGGGTATTTTTGAAAGACAATATTATTAATAATTTTTATTGCTTCTTCTGGTTCTAATTGTGCAAGTAAGCCAACTATTTGATTTTCCACAGAAGGCTCTGCTGAGGTGTAATCATCCGGCAGCGGCATTGTTGGTGCGGCTGCTAAAGGTGCAGGCTTCTTTTTTGGCTTCGGCATTGAAGCGGTATCACCGCCGCGACCATCTTCGGGTGGACGGCACCTTTCGGGAAAAACATCACAAAACTTCTTATCACCATAAATACTTCGTAGCAACTGATCTCTTTTTTCTGGACTCATTGCTTCGGTAAGAATTTCTTCTCTAATGTATTCTTCTATAATGATCCTATAGATGTCATCCCGGGACAGTTCCATTTCTACTCTCCTGAGTTTTTAGGGCGCGTGTCGTTATCTGGGCGGGTGCCGCCTTTGCCGTTCCAACCACCTTGTTCGAGAAATTTTCTAAACTTATCGTCCATTGTGTCTGAGGATGGTTCATTGATTGCCTCAGATTCTTTGATTCCACCAATCTTATAGTGCATTTTGGCAGTAACCCACGTACGAATTCTTGAAGAATTTTCAACAAAAATATCAGATTCGCCTTGGGGAGTTAGAGTTACAGATTTTCCGGTAATTTTCTTGTATTCTTTCTTTAAAAACGAAGCAATATCAGAAAGCTGTTGTTCTACTTCAGATTCAAATCCATTAGCATAAACTTCTCTAAGTTGCAACTCAGAATGATAACCAAGACACATCATGTTGCCATAAAAACTAACGTTGAATCCGTCCATAACTCTTTTATCAATAAGTGGTCGACCTTGTTCTCTCTTGAGACCTGCTTCGAGGGCTTCGCCGTCTTCATTTAAAGCTCCGTCGTATGCGTTAGCTGCGGCTTGTGATAAACCTTGTATAATTTCGTAAACAGTCGCCATTAGTGTTCTCCTTTAGACTTCTTGTATTGTAAATAGTGTTTGACCGAGG